TGGTGTTGTTACACCATGGGTTATTTTACCGGCAAGCTATTGCCGTTAGGCTCCTTTGTACGCTAGTACTTTGGAAGTCAAATGCACGGAATTTACGATCCGTTAAGAGCACCGAATCTGATAGGTTACCCTCGCGGCCATTTTGGTTATCAAAAGAGCTGACTTGTCCATACTGGGGCTTTCTTATTCATCGCTTATCGTTCTGTTATCTATCACTCTACTACGTTCAGATTTTTGACAGGACGCCATGAGGTTGTACATAGTCCTCAGGTTTAAGTTCCTTTAGACAACTCATTATATAAACTTGTTTCAGAAGTTTCAATCTACTTGCTTGTTTATTTTGAGTTTGTCGTTGACTGACTCTTTTTATTTCCGTGTGTTTGTTTATATCGATTCCCCTTTATCGATTCACGATGTCTACCATTTTAAATGGAAATCGTGAGAATTATGACGCAGTTTTAACTGCTGACTTAAAGGTAATTTGGTCCACCATAGGCAAGTGGATTTGTTCAGTTATCTGCCCCCCGAAGCAATTTGAGTGTAGTGCTCTTATGAGACTAAGAAGCGTGTTGATCCACGCCCTATACAATACATGCGCAGAGGGGACAGCACTGTCTGAGACATGATGCAACAATAGCGGTTGTTGTGTCCGGCCTAATACGCTTTCACATGATGCTGGTCGCACTGCTTACCGAGAGGCAAGTAAGTTTTCCTTTGGACAAGCCCTCAATAGGGATCTCCGCCTTGTGATGAAGCCACGTTAGCACTTGATGTAAGGTTCTGAAGTGTGAAAGGTTTGCAAAGCATTCAACTCTTTTTTTGGTGTTGGTTGTCTCTTTGTATTTCATAAACCCACTACGGTGGGGTTTCACATTTACTTACTGTTAGTGCGGACAGGTACCCGCCGTCCATAATGTGCACCGGAACCGCTACAGGAACCAATTGTGCCGCCTATATGGCTTGGACGTTATGCAATTGCCGGCTGACGGGTATTCGGTGTTAAGGCAAGCCTCAGAATGAGCAAAATCTCCCAACCTTTCTCGGCAACTTCTTCCAGTTATGGATGTGTGAACATGTATTGTTCACCAATCGCTTTCAGCTATGCTAATGATTTGTGTGACAAGTATGAAAACTCGCTGATGAGGCCGCTTGGAGTCTCTTTTGAGGCTTATAAGCACGGCTTCCGGCAGTTTGTTTTGGGCATTTGGCGGCAACCAGATAGGCTATGGCTGCCAGCCTTGCCCTATGATGGTTTCACCAGGGTGCCCAAGAAGTATCAGGACAAGGCCGCATGGCTCATGCGTGATTTTGTTCATGAATGTTTTGTAAGTTACTCACAGCAGATGCACGATGATTCACGCCGAGAATCTGAGGTTGTGGGAGGTTTTGCTTACAGACAGATCTCGAATGTGAAGCGAAAGCTTCTCAATCTTGCACCTGTCTTTGTCAAGCCAGTTGAACCAAAAAAGAAAAAATCAAGGGTTTCGCACAAACCTAACAAAAAGTGCAACCGCATGCCCTCTTCCGAGTACAAGACGAATGCACACCTCCTCGGTCGCTTTGGTGGCGATCACGCGTTTAACTACGCAGAGGTAGTGTATTTGCTTCATGTCCCGAAGAGGACAAGCAAGGACCCTGTATACCAGTCTGGGGGACGACCGATTTCTTTCGTAAAGGTCGTTCCTAAGACTACGCACGCTGAGCGCGACCTACAACAGGTCAGCGCCGTGGAGCGTAAGGAGCGCAAGGTCTACAAGGAGCTACCAAAGCGGTCGCGTGAGACGCTGGTTAAGGCTAAGCGTGATAAGCGCAGTACCGTCTTTCGCATTGAGAATGATGACGATGTGACATACCAAAATGGTAATATCATTGCGAAAGTTGCTAAGTCCGTTGCACTCTTAGCGGCTGGTTCGATTGCAACCAGCGTGTTTAAGATGGCTCGGAAAGCTGGTAATATTGTTGATGAAGCGAATAAACTTATTAAGACAATAAAGTCCTTCACAAAAAATCCTGTTTGGATGATACCAATAGCTTGTATAGCTGTCTTTTTCCTGGGTAAGCCTGTTTTTGAATTTGCTTATCATGTTTTGGTCAACGTTATGCAGCGTTTCTTTCCTAAACCCTTGTGGAGTGAGGTTTCACCCCACGTTGCGGATGTCGTCTTACAGGATGGTTCTGACGTTGCAGGTAAAGTAATGGCGGTCGCTTGTGTTTTTAGTATTTTTAAAGGCATGAAGCTTGATCATCGTACAATGACAGAGTTCATTAAGCGTATGTCTTGTTTGCCGCGCCTTTCAGAGTCGCTATCGACATTCACCAGTTGGATTGTTACGGCTTTTGAATTTGCCGTTAATTTCTTTAGAGGACTTTTTGGTAAAGAAGCTATATCCTTTAAACTCGGTAAGGCCTCACAGCTTGATATTTGGATGAAAGAAGTCGAGAAAGTCTTACAGGAGCACCAATCGATGACTGTTGTTCCTAAACCCGAGGTTATTGATGGTTGGTTAGGGCTTGTTGGTCAAGCTCACGAATTGCGCAACATTTATCGTGGTACACCTGTGTATCGCAATATTTGTGAACTTTACGACCGTTTGACTGCCATAATCAAACCATATCGCGGTTCGATTAATGCAAGGAATAATTATCGTGTTGAACCTGAGATGATATTGTTAACAGGCGCTCCCGGTATTGGCAAGACTGTTTTGACCTTATATTTGTGCGCCCATATACTTAAGCGTGCGGGTTTGACACAGGGTGCGGCTGAAGAAGTGCTTCGTGAAATATGGCAGAAAGGCTGTTCGGAATATTGGAATGGTTATGCGGGCCAGCTTGCGTTAATTGTTGATGATGCTTTCCAGATGCATGGTGATAAGACTGATAAGGACAATGACTTTATTAATGTCATAAGGGCCGTATCGTCTTGGGCTTTTCCCCTAAACTTTGCAGATGTTGAGAGTAAGGGCGCTATTTACTTTGTCTCTCAGCTGATCGTTGCGACGACTAACCGCACGAATCTTGATTATGGCCATGAAATGATCCACAAGATGGATGCCGTATATCGTCGTATTGGACATGGGTACGAGTTGAAACTCAACCCAATGTTCGCTACAGAAGAGGGACGTTTGGATTTTCCTAAATTTCAGGCTATTAAGCGTGAGTACGCTGCCAACGGAACTTTTCCTTGGCACGTTTGGACGTTGGAAAAGCATGATTTTAACACGGGTAAGCCCATGCAGATATACCGTGGTTTAGAGGAACTTGTTGTTGAAGTTGCTGACAAATTGCGTGCTAAGAATATTAATCACGCTGTTGAATTAGAGGATTTGAAGACTTTCATTAACGCTATGGACAACCAGCAACAACCTGTACCACCGGCTGCTCAACAAGCCGGCGAGGAAGAGGACATACGGAATGCGACTGCCGATAAGAAAGTGCTTTTTTGGCGTAATGAGGAGGACGTCCTGGACAATACACTTCAGTATAAAGTTCTGAGTCCTATGGATGAAAAATTTCTGCAATTTTCTAATTGGCTTTCAAAGTGTTTTTTGACTAAAGGTTGGCGTTTTTGGAAAAACCTGGATTATAACATAAACGTTCGGATTGCGAAGTTTGTCCGGTCCTTGGGTCTTTCTGAGGAACTTGGAAAATCAATTTATTTGTTGATTGCCATATTTGTCAGATACATTGAATTCCGCTTAGTGTATGCCGGTGCTGTCAAGACTGTTAAGGCTGTTGTTGGCATTGTCAAATCTGTCTTGGGCACTTTCTGGCCTAAGGACAAGAAAAAAGAAGAGGAAAGTCAAATTGAAAAACAAAGTAATGCCAAGGTTCCGATAAGGAATTTACAAACTGTCACATTACAAAACGGCACAATAGATGCTATGGAGAGTGTGGAGACTAATTGTTATTATATGCTTTGTCACAACAAGGGTGAGAGTACCGTTGAGAAAATGGGTACAGGAATATTTGTCTGTGACACACTCATGGTGTATCCTGAGCATTTTAATGCTATTTTGGCCAAGTATAAAGAAGGTGATGTTCATTTCGTCAATCGTAGGAAGCCGGAATTCACCTTTAACGTTCCCGTTTCTAAATTCCTTAAATTTAAGGATTATTCGAAAGAGGAACTTACGTTTGTTGATTTTCAAGGTGTCAGGGCCCATAGAAACATTACCAACAGCTTTTTGACTGAGGGTAATCTTCCGTATTGTGCTGGCAAGGGTTCTTTTTTGACGCACTTTGATGTCAATACTTCGTCACAAGGTGATAAGCTCGTTTTTCAGTCTAAGGAGATGTTGCATGAAGCGGCGACCACGACGTGGGAGCCACGGGGTGGTTCGTTTCCCACAATGAAACTCGCACGGTTTTTTAAGATCAGCGCATGTACAACAGCGGGTACGTGTGGCTCGCCTTTAATAACGCGCAAGGCCTCATTATTTGGTGGTTCTTGTGTTATCGGTCTGCACATTGCTGGTGATGGTTTTAGCAGAGCTTTTTCTGTGCCTTGCTCTCGTGAGATGATTATTGAGGCCAAAAAGAAATTATCGACGATTGAAGATGCCTTTGACAAGGACCTAGACGATAGGAAGATCTTCCGTCAAAGTCATGCTGTGACGATGCACATTGAGAATTCACAGACTATGCTTCCGATTTGTATTCTTGACCATAGTGTACCTATGGCTCAAAAGACGAACTTCTTCAAAACACAATATCACGGAATTCTCGGTGATTGTGGAATGGAACCGGCATTGCAGAGGCCTTATTATGATGATGGTATACGTCGTTTTCCAATGCTCAATGCTGTTGCTCCTTATGATACTCCTTTAAATCTTTATGAGGACCATTTTGATGATCTCGTGCATATTGCCATGCAGAAATTTACGGGTTTATCACGTGATGCGCCACGACATATTATGGATTTTGACACGGCTGTTGTTGGTGATCCACGACTTGAGTATTTTAGGAGTATTCCTCGTAGTACAGCTGCAGGATTTCCCTACAGTGTCGAATATGGTTCTGGTAAGAAAGCATTTTTTGGTGATGGTGTTGAGTATGATCTCAATACAGAACCCTGCAAGCTTTTGAGAACTCGTGTTGCACACGTTATCGATTCTGCTAAGCAGGGTGTCCGTTTGAGTCATATTTTTACCGACTTTTTGAAGGACGAGTTGCGACCAGTTGAGAAGGTAAAGGCAGGTAAAACCCGTCTGATTTCAGCCAGTCCATTAGATTACACAATTGCTTTTAGGATGTATTTTGGATGTTTCATGGCTTCAGTCATGAGGCATCATATTTTTTCCGGTATGGCACCCGGTGTGTGTGTGTTTACTGAGTGGGACACTGTTTTGCTTGAGATGTCACGTAAAGGTGACAAGATCTGTGCCGGTGACTTTAAGTCTTTTGACTGCTCTGAACAGCCACCATTACATTGGGCAATATTGAATTATGTTAACAAGTGGTATAACGATGGTAATGATCTAGTACGTAAGGTTTTGTGGCTCGAGTTGGTTCATTCACGACATTTGGGTGGCCTTGGTAATGACCAGCGTTACGTTTATCAGTGGAGTCACAGTTTACCGAGTGGACATCCTTTTACGACGATTGTCAACTCTATGTACTCATTGTCTGCCCTGGTGTATGCTGTGACTAAGACGCTTAAGAAACCTTATTGTGTTTTTTGGAATGTTGCCAGTGCCTTGACCTACGGGGATGATAACTTACTCAATGCCTCGGACGACATCGTCGCATTGTTACCTGTGGAGGAGATGGCACGTCACATGAAGGATTTGGGGCTTACTTATACTAGTGACAGTAAGGGTGCTGTCTTGGAAGATTGGAGGCCTGCTAATGAAGTTACGTTTTTGAAACGTGGCTTCCTCAAGAGTGATGGTAGGGTTAATGCCCCACTAGACCTCGAGAGCTTTTTGTACACTTTTTATTTTTGTAAAAATAAGAAGTTGGAGAATGAGATATTTATTGATGTCATGGAGAATGCTCTTGAGGAGCTCTCCATGCATGAGCAAGCACAATGGGACGAGTTTGCTCCACGTGTTTACGAACTTCTTTCTGAGAAGGCTGTACCGCGTGCACCTTGCCAGCGTGAGTCTTATCTTGAATTGATCAAGATTCGCTCCGATAACTGGTTCTAGATGACAAATACGCAATGCTGTGTGAAAATGCTTAAGGAAGGCACACGGTTTTGGACAGGGTTATTTAGATTATTCCCGTACTACTCAGCTATGCAGAGAAATCCTTTACTATGGACTTATGAGTATAAATCCATTTTCATAAATTACTCGCTTCTCTAACAAGCACTACACCAAATACGGCACGCGATGATACCGAAACGTGTGCTGTCATAGATTCCCTTTCGGTACCAAGTGTTGCAGAGAACACAGGCGTCACTAGTTTCGTTCAAGAAGCTTGTGAAGCGATGTCTGTTCTAGGCCAACACTATAAACCAGATCCAACGCCCATCACGAATAACACACTTAATGATCTTAAGGAATATTTTCGTAGGCCGGCTGTTATTTCTACTGGTAATCTGACACTTGATGTTGTTACCAATCATATTCAGAATGTATTAAGTATCAATACGATGGCGAGTTGGTTTCCCTTTTTTAGGGAAAGGCTCACTGGCGTTGCTGGAATAAATTTCCACGCTGTGTTCACTTTGCAAGTGAATACTACACCCTTTAGTCAGGGTGTGTTGGCCATGGCTTTTCAATATGGTGAAACAGGCACTAACCAATTAAATCGCGCTCCTATACCTGCTCTTTGTACCAATTTGCCGCATGTCCGTTGTGACATTAGTGAAACAACTATGGTGCAACTTAAAGTTCCATTTGTGCATTCTTCACAATTTCTTGATATTCAGGATGGTTCTAATTTAGGCATTTTCGCGTTTAATTCCATTTTGCCTGTCCGTGCAGGTGCGGTTGGTAATACTGCACCTTCTTACCGTTTGATGGTACATCTTGAAGACCTTAACTTATTTTATGCCGCTCCCGCAACTACGGCGAATGTTGTTTTTCAATCTGGCGGTAAGGCTCCTATTGACAGTGAGTTTGAGAATGATGCATATCCATTTTCTTCTGGGCTTCACTCTATGTCTAAAACAGTGAGGTGGATTGCAAAGGGTGTACCTTCGCTATCCAGCCTTGCCGGTCCCACAACTTGGTTTTTAGGTAGAGCTGCTGGTGTTGTTCGTTATTTAGGTTATTCTAAACCTACGATACAAGATCCTATGAAGAAAGTTATATCTTACAACACCGCGCAAGAACATAATGTTGATGTTCCTTCTTCTGCTATTATGGTTGGACCTATGGCTTCCAACAGGATGGTTATAGATTCCAATATTTCTTGCACTGACGTCGATGAGATGGCTTTTGATTACATTCTAACACAATGGGGACAAATGGCAAGATTTAGTATTGACACCACTGTCGCTCAGGGCACCAATGTTTGGGGCACCTTGATTTCACCTAGTTGTTACTGGTTTAAGAGTAACCCATCTGGTTCATCTTATAATCGTAACATTCCGGTTACAGGCACGCCCGCGACCTCCAACGCTTTCATACCAACACACCTTTTTTATTGGTCACAGCTTTTTAAATTATGGCGTGGTGACTTTGAATTTAGGTTTACTTTTTCAAAGACTAAGATGCATGCTGGTAGGGTTATGGTTGCTTTCGCACCGAGTGGTGGAAATACAATCCACCCTTGTGGTCCTAACGACACGCCTACTACAGCGCCTACGTCCAGTAGTTTGACACCCTTTCCCTTTAGTGCGGTTTTTGATCTTAAAGATGATAATGTTTTCACGTTTAAAGTCCCATATTATAATAATCTGGGGTACACTGATGTAAACGAGTACACTGGCACTTTGGTTATGAAAATGTTTGATACTTTAAAGACTTCGGCCATGACTTCTCCAAACATTCAGTGCTTGGTTGAGGTTAGGGCATTGCCGGGTTTTGAATTAGCGTATCCACATACACCCAATTACATTGTTGCGGACAACGACACCCTTCCGATTTATCAGTCTGGTGTTGTTGCTGTTATTAACCGTAATATTTATGAACAATGTATCGGTGAGCATATCACTTCGGTTAAGCAGCTTATAGCCATGCCGTGTGAGGTTGAGAGTAATCTCAATGCCTTTTTAGCTTATGGTATTGGGCCTAATCAAGCGCAGTACAAGACTGTGATGCCCTGGTATGTTCCAGCTCCATTTCCGGTTCCTGCCGTACCCAACAATTATGATTATACTCCAGCATCTGCTGGTAGTTTTTCTTTTTGTAAGTATGCGCGCAATGCATATTTGTTTGCTAGGGGTAGTACCGATGTTCATATTAATGCTATTTCCACAGTTCCCTTGTCATATTATGCAATTCAGACTCCTTTAAACACTTCTGCTAGCTTAATCAATAGGGTTGTTTCTAATGTTGGTACCGTTTTTTCCGGTTTTACCGGCAATTTCAGGTTTCCCGGTTATCAGAGACCCGTTAGGTCTCCTATGGCTTACATGGATGATTATCAACCCGTTTATGCAGCTTCTTTACCAACGCAGCTGTATCCCACGTCTCCTACATATGGTTGTGGAATACGTGTTATGAATCCAGGTAATCTTGGTGCTTGGTATCAAATGCGGGTTTGTGCTGGTGATGATAGTATGCTTGGTATGTACATAGGTCCACAGTACTTAGTTTTTCCCTCCACCCTTGCCAAGGCTGGAGACAATTGGACCGCGCAATTTTTACAAAATGGCACTGTTGTGCCTCCTACTTTACTCGCTGCTGCGGCTTTGCCCGCTGCTGCTCTCGCAGATGTTCCCGTCGCGAGCGCCGCAACGGCCGCTGTTATGAGTACTGAACTGACGTTGACAGACGTCACTCAGACAATAGATACCTTTACTAAGGTGTCACCTTTTTCTGTCACTCCACCACCCCCTATGACTTCGGGAGACGGCGGTGTTCAGCCAAGCGGCAATTCTGGTTCCTTAACCAGACCCTTACCGCGCGCGTTCAAGATGAACGTTGATGAAGTTAAATCGGTCCTGGATGCAGTTAATTCTGTGCTCCAGTAGGTCGGTTTCGATTGAGGAACCTTAACAGGTTTTCCCTACCAAGGGTGCTTCCGCACTTATGAGGACTGTATAGTCTCCCCGTCGAAACCGGCGGGGTAGGCTTTTTGGTTTACTCGTGTGGAATCAAGACACGTAGTCTTTTTCCTGTTGAGTGTCTCTTTTGTTCGTTAGAACATTTGAGCGCTGTTTCTGTT